TCGGGGTGGTAGTAGCCGCCGGGAAAAATGACCTTGATATTCGAGCGCTGGATCTCGGCGCGGATTTTCTGAATCTGGGTTTGATCGCTCTTATCGATCAGGACGGTGGCCGAGAAAGCAGGCGCAGAACCGTTGGAAGAATCGGCAACGAAAATGTGCTCGAAGGACAGACGTCCGGAGATATTGATAGCAGTCATTGAAAACTCCTTAACTTTTAATTAACAGGTTGAAAATCGGTAGGTTGTGCGGCAGGTGTCCAGGCGGGACGCTTGTCGCTTTCAGGTGCGACCACAGGCGCGGGTTCGCTTCGTGTGATGATTTGCTCGAGCTTCGGTCACTGGCGCTGTCCGATGCGGCCCGCTTTGTAGAGCTTCTCGGCAGCCGTCGGCGTGATGACCTTGTAGCTATAGCGCTCGTTTTCCTTGAGCTTGAAGGTTTTCAGCAGTTCTTCTGCTTCTGCTGCGCTCGTCCACTGGCGATTGCCCGGGCGTCCTAACACCAGCTTGAATCCGTCAATGTGGACGCCTTCGAGCATTTGCTTATGAGCTTCTTCCCGGACGGCGGCAATCCAGGGCTCCAGGAGATCGGCGAGCGCGAGATTCTGGCCGAGTTTTTCCGGACTTAATGCTTCTTCTGGAATGATCGGGATCGCGTCGCCAGCTTCAGTAATGGGCTTAAAGTCCACTGCTTCGGCGGCCTTCCGGCGAAGCGCCGGGCAGGCGGATTTAGCTTTACAGAAGCGGCAGGCATCAGCGCTCGGGATCAGCGATTCAGGCGGCAGCGGATCGGCGTTCAGATAAGAGAGTGCTTTGGCCGCGCATGCCCGGGCATTATTGACGAAGGTCTCGAGCTCGGCGGGCGTGAGCTTCCAGGAATCGATATTGTCAATCCGGGGCTGGAAAATATGGAGCTCGATTTCCTTGATCTCGTCGAACAAAGAGAAGTATTGGAAGGCACCCCAGGCGTAGATCGAAAGCTGCAGATTGCCCTCGGCCTCAACGCGCACGCCGCGGCCAAACTTCAGATCGATGATTTTGAGCGTATTGCCGACAAGGGCCGCGCAGTCGATCGTACCTTTGGCGTTGGCCTCACCGGTCACTTCGGAGACGGAAACCGGAAATTCGATCTGGCGTATGCCACCCGCAGTTTCGCGCTCGACATAGCTCACATAGTCATTCACAAAAGTGAGGTTTTCGCTCGGGATCGCTTCGTCAGGTTTGGGCTGATTCGGATCAAGAATATGAGCGGCATAGGCATGAGCCAGTGTGCCCTCTTTCGCGTATTCGCTCGATTCGTCCGGGAAAAGTCGGCAGAGGGAAACAGAGCCCGGACAGTGCATCCAGCGGTAGGCGGATGACGGGGAAAGAAGTGCATGGGCCATGGTTAAACTCCTGCGAGGGCTTTATCAACGGAAGCGGCGAAGGCCACCAGTTTGTCGTCCGGAACATCGGAGAGCCTCTGAGCGCCGAACGAGGACAGGATCTGTTTGCCGACTTCCACGCTCTGACTGAATAACTGCATAACCTTTTGCATGAGCGCCTTGCGAAGGGCTACATAATCCACGGGCGCCTCAGGAGCAGGTGCAGGCTGAGCAACTGCCTGAGGAGCAGGCGCCGGAGCAACAAACGGCGGGTTTTCAGGGACGGGCGCCGGTTTCGGCGGGACATGGATGCCGTTGTCCGGGGCGGCCTGCGGAGTGACAGGTGCCGGAGCCGTGGGCGGCGTCATGTGCATGGCCTGGCGAATGAGTTCGGCAAGGTTGTTGATGGCCTGAGTGTTTTCGGCGATGACGTTTTCAAGTGACATGATTGTCTCCTTTAGACAGTAGGGGGTTCGGGGAACTTGTCCCCGGCTTCGAGATGGATAAGAGAGCTGCTAATGCCGTTCAGAACGGCTTTGATTGCTTCGAGTGATCCGCGAGGAATGACGGCAAGATCTTTTTCGGTCGGATCTTTCAGGGCTTCTTTGCAAATAACTTCACCGTTTCGGAGAACGCCGAGCTCAGACAATTCGAGGTCGTCGACAGCTGAGCTAACCTTTTCCGCGATATCTTCAAGATCACCGTCAAGCTCATTGAGGGCTTCTTGAAAGTTATTGGCGAAATCCTCAAGGTTGGCGTCAAGCCTTTCTTCCCGAGATACCAGCTGCTCCTCTTGTTCCTCGCAGGCATCGATAATTGGCTGCGTCGCGTCCAGGCGATCAACCAATGTCCGAATGATCGGCGGCATGTTCGAGAGGCCTTCGGAACGAATCCAGGCGATAAGCTCGTCGTCGGTCAACTGATTGAAGTTGTACGACGCCAGGTTAAAGACTGAGTTCATAAAAGGCCTCCGAGGAATTCCGGGAGAATGAAGACGAGGCAGACAAAAGCCCAGAAACCGAGGAAGGCGACGAACGCGCCGGCAAAGATTTCGAGGTCGTTAAATTCGCGTCGCATAGACCACCTCACGCGGGCAAAAGTTGACAACGGGCTGCGCCGGGATGACCCAGGGCTTAGGAAGCGCAGGGGCTTTATCGATAAAGAAGTAGATGGCGCGGATGGCGTCGATGGAAGGGCGTCTGCCTTCAAAGATGGCGCAGGCGTCGGTGATAGAGATGTCGAGCAGGTTGGACAGGCCTACGAGTGTGATTCGTTCGTAGCCTTTTTCCTCGAGGGCTTCTTTCAGCGCGAAGCGAATCTCAAGGCCCGTGCTGCGAGAGGAAATTTTGCATTTGGCAGTTGGCATTTCGTATTCCTAGCAATAATGAATTTATGTATGAATAATACATAAAAGAATACTTAAATGCAACTTATATGTATGAAAAATTAGTTCATGTATAACTCCTGTGCGAAAAATGCGCCCTTATACGGGCGCATCCGAAAAAATCGAGCTTAAAAAATCAGACGGGAACGTATTTACCTACAACGACACCCACAATCTTAATAAAGGGCGTAAGTTTTATAAACTTTGGACCGGGCCAATCGGGATTGAGCGCCTTCAGGTACGCTTCCCTCCCCTCGATGACAAGTTTTTTCATAGTCGCATCTGTCTCTGAGAAGGTTTCGTTCTGAGCAATAACTATCTTGCCGGGCTCAGCTGGCAAGTCAGGGTCCACAAAAACGATGTCGCCTTCTTGAAATTTTGGCTCCATCGATTCACCTCTCACTTCGAGAGCGTAGCCATTCTCGCTAATATCCACGGGGCATACGTACCATTCGTCGACGTGATTAGGAGCCACAAGTGTAGGCGCTCCCGCTTGTACCCAATTAAGGAGCGGTACCTTTCTCAACGAACGCACCGATTCGGCCTCCTTCATTTCTAGACCGTCCCCTAGCAAGCGGCCAAGAGGGACCTCGAGGCCTTTTGCCAGTGCGGTGAGCGTCGACAGGGTCGGGTTATCCTGCTCGCCCTTCAGAATGCGAGACACCGTTGGTTGCGGCAAACCAGTTAGCTTGACCAAATCAGCGGGCTTTAGGTTTCGATCCGCAAGAATTTCATGTAGGTTCGATTTCAATTTGCTCATAGTTCAATTATACGCTTACGAATAAAAGCATTATCTTACGTTGCAATAAATACATATAACAATTAAAATAATTCGTATATGTATTTGTATAGGATTCTTTATGCCGCTTTATCAGGAACCAAAAAACGCAATTAGACGATTGCAGGAGCGGGGATTTAGCCAGGCGCAAATTGCGGCGCTTGCCCATACGACACAAGCAACTATTTGTCGAATTCTTTCCGGACAGAAAGGTGTCGATTACAGAATCGTGGACGCTTTAAGACAAGCGGCGAATAGGACCCGCAAAGCAAAAACGGAGCAAGTTAATGCCTAGCTATTTCAAAGACAAGGCCGCGGCATTAGCGGCCAACGGCTATTTGCCAATACCGATTAAACCCGGGACTAAAAAATGCCAGGAACCTAAATGGCCAAATTTCCGATTCACGCCGAAGGACGCCGAGGCATTCGCCAATTACGGCATCGGCATTCTTTGCGGCCAAGGCGAATATCCGCTCATGGCTATCGACTGCGACACGACCGACCCGGTGCTTCTGGATCGTCTGCGCTACGCACTGGGCGACACGATTACTCGGGTAGGCCGTGCGCCGAGAATCCTTTATCTCTTTGCGGCTGAGAAGGCCGGAATAGAAAAGATGAGCTCGGCCAAATTCGTCGATGAGAAGGGCGAGAAGCATCAGGTTGAAATCCTCGGCGTCGGTCAGCAGTTCGTCGCCTACGGCATCCATCCGGAAACAGGCAAGCCTTATCGGTGGACCGATGCCTACGGCGGCCCGATCACGATCCCTGCCGCTGGCCTACCGCCTTGTTCGGTTGAACGCGCCAAAGAGATCATCCGGGCAACGGAGGAATACTGTCGCGCCAAGGGCTGGAAAGTTGAGGAGCCGGGAAAAGAAGCGGGCGCGGCTGCGCCCATGAGCGAGTTCGACATGGTTGTGGCCGAGGGCCAAAAGCCGAACGTCGATTTGGAAGAAGCAAAGAAGTACCTGGATATGCTCCCGGGCGGTGACGTCGATGACCGTGCCCGCTGGGTTGAGACGGGTATGGCTCTGCATTTTCACTTTGACGGCTCCGTCGAGGCCTATCAGCTGTGGGACGCCTGGAGCGCGAAGTCGGCAAAGTACAAAGGCCCGGAAGAAACAGAGTATCTCTGGGGCGGATTCGGAAAGAAGCGTCAGCGCCCGGTGACAATGGCCACCATTATTGCGCGCGCAAACAAGGCTAATGAAAAAGCCCTGCGCGAAGCGAAACGCGCAGAGCTCGAAATTGAACTGTCAAAGGTGCAGGCCTGTACCGACAGATACGAAGTACAAAATGTACTTAAGAAAACTTCTCTTACCGATTCTATGGATAAAGAGGAGTTTGTCAAGGCGGCACAGGCCAAGGTGCTCGAATTAACCGGTCTTAAGCCGAGTTTGGCAAGCATTCGCGGCTACCTTCCGAAACCTAGAAAGCGCGGCAAGTATGAACTTACCGAGGACGGCAATGCTCAGCGCTTTGTCGATCGGTACGCCGATTCTCTAAGGTTCGTTGTGGAGACAGGCGAATGGCTCATGTGGACCGGATACTATTGGGCACAGACGTCTGACGTTGAGGCAACGGAGCTCGCCAGACAGACAGTTCTCGCTATTGTGGACGATGCACGGGAATGCGAAAACGAGGAAGAACGTGCTGCGCTTTTCACCTTCTGCGGAGCCTCGCAGAAGGCCGCAATGTACAGGCACATGATCGAGATTGCGCGCGGTGATGATCGCATCCGTATTCATGCCTCCGAGCTGGACGTCCAAACCCGATACGTTGCTGTCCAGAACGGCGAGATCGACCTAAAGACACTGCAATTTATTTCCGCCGAACAAACGCACTATCTCACGCAAGTCATGGGCGTGTCCTACGATCCCCACGCTGATTGTCCGCTCTGGAAAAAGACCGTGCTAGAGGTGTGCAGCGGAGACGAGCAAAAGGCTGAGTTCTATCAGCTCATCGCCAGTTACCCGATTCTAGGTGAGCCGATCGAGCAAAAATTCTTCACATTGCAGGGCGGCGGCGCAAACGGCAAATCGACGCTCACAAACACGATTCTTCATGTTTACGGACAGTTCGGTCTTATTACGCCTTCCGAAACTCTGCTCGGGCAGTCGACAAACTCGAATGCCGGACAGACCCGTGAGGACCTTCTGAGACTAAAAGGCAAGCGCCTGGTGACAGTTATGGAGCCGGACGACGATAAGCCGCTGAAAGAGGGCACCATTAAGGCGCTTACAGGCGGCGAACAAATTGCGGCCCGCGGGCTGTACGCCAAAAAGACTGTGAGCTTTAAGCCCCAGTTCACTCTGCACTTCTGTACGAACCATGATCTTTTGATCCGTGGAACGGACCACGGCATTCTGCGCCGTACCGTCATTATGACTTTTGACCGAGTTTTCAAAGAGAGTGAGCAGGATAAGACCCTCTGCGAAAAGCTCAAGGCCGAGGGCTCCGGGATTCTCAATTGGATTCTGGAAGGCGTCAGAAAGTACCGTCAGACCGGCTTAGCCATTCCTTCATGTGTAGCTGAGGCCACTGAGCGCTACAAGGAGGGCCAGGACTTAACCAAGGAATGGCTCGAAGAATGTTTCGAGTTCGGCCCCGGGTACGCTGTTTCCAGTATTGCTGCTTTTCAATCTTGGGAGGCCTACGCCGAGCCTCGGGGGCTAAGAGGCTATATCAAAAACACGAGATCTCTCAGCAAAAAGCTGAGCGGTAAAGGGTTTAAGTGTTTCCAGCATCAGCACGGAATTAAAGGGCGCGGCTTTGAAGGCCTGCGATTGAGAGACTTTTCCAATTTGGGCGAATCGGAATGACGTTTCGGAATTTTTGTACCGTTTCTACCGTTTTAGACCCTTTTTTAAGAAAGTCTCTCATGCGTACGCATTTAAAAAGTTTATTAAAAACTAATTAAAAACGGTACAAACGGTAAGACTAGGGGTAAATACTATGCTTTTAGAGAAAGAATCACACGTTTTAGAAAAATTAAAACTCTTATCGGTAGCGCTCGACTATGCCGAAAAGAAAGGGCAAATCCTGGACAGCAATTTGTACCATGGCCCTACGCTCAACTGTCCGCCAGATAAGGCCGCCGTCAAATTCATGGAGACCTTCCATGCCCTGGACGCCTTCGTCTACGGCACCTGCACGGAGGATAGTTTGCTCTGGTGCGGTCCGGCGAATCACTGGACGATCCAGATCGGTTTTTCAGAATCGGCGCCGGATGAGTGGTGGGAATCCGCCAGCGGGTACTACGAGGCCTATGTAGTAGTCACTTATAACCGGAAAGGTGAAAGACGAGTACGCATTTTCAAAATCTGTGAGCCGATTGCCACCGTATACGCACGCCTTTTCTTTTACACGAAACTGCACGGGAAATCCTTCGCCAAGGGCTTTACGAGCTCTAACGGGATTGTGACCGAAGTTTGATTTTTATCCGGGCGGCTTACGGGCACCTGATCCAGGAGAAAAAAGATGGATATAGAAACAAGCCTAATGATCATCTCAATCACTCAGCTATTCCTTGCTATCGCGATTGTCTTTGTCAGCCTGACCCAGCGGGACATCCGGATGTTTATTCGGAGACTGTCCGCAGGGATCCAGGACCTAATTAACGCCCGCGGAGCTCAAGAATGAGGCTATCTCTTTTTAGCCGGAATGAGTTGGCGGATTCTTGCGACTTGCTTGGCTGGCTTGACCCAAATGTCTACCAGGGAATTGACGAGCTCAGACATGATCTCGGCCAGCTCTTGAGTATCGGTATCAGAAAGAATGTATTTGCCCTTATGAGCAAATTCGTTGCCGGTGTCTCGGCAGGCATCAACCATTTGTCTGACATCGGACGTCATCCCTTTGTTTTTCTCAATGGTGTCGATCTTTTTCCAAAGCAGATCGTCAGGTTTATAGCCGGAAATCTTACTTGTTTCGGCAACGTGGTCTGCGAGCTTCTCCAGGCAGACGCGAAGAAGTACGCAGGTGCAGCGGGGCGACAAATAGATGATGCTTTGCGCCTCGATAAAGTCTTTCTTCACGCTTTCGGGCATCCCTTTGGCCGGCTCGATTCCCGCGGGCGTTGGGTAACGAAGTTCGCCATTTTCCCAAAAGATCAGCCGGTCGCAGGCCTGGCATTTGGTAAGGGCAGTCTTTTCTATTGGCATGACCTCGGCAACATCGGAAATGCCGATGGAAGAATCCGGCCGCATTACAGTGAGGTGCCTGATCGCATCGCTATGAGTAATTGGCGGCTTAATTTTGGAAATAATCGGCAGCGTAAAAATCGCAGTAACAGCCCCGCAGTGCGGGCATTTATAGGAGTTTGACATGACTAATTTCCCGTTTGAGTTGAATAAGCAGGTAAAGCATATCGATATTGTAAAAACCCGCACGGCTTGCATAAACAACGCTTTTACGGCAATCGAGACAGCAAAGCTCACCCTTAGCCGCCTGGAGGAAATGGCCGCCCAAAGAGCGGACGGAAAACTCCTTGATATTCATACCGTAGGCACCACGACGCATGCCCTGCGCGAAAGCGTGGACCGCATTCTTGTGGGCCTGATCGAATCCCAAACAATTCCCGGAGATAATGCTTGATCGATACCCACTTCTACGAACGCTTGGCCAACTGGCGGCGAGTGTATGGCGACAAACCTGTCAGATGGCGCTCGCCTACAGACACCTTCTGCCGCTATGCCAAGTGTTATTTCGAGCGCGCTCCGGAAACCGAAGAAGAAAAGTTCTGGAGGGAAGTGACCGAGCTTAAGACCCGCGATCCGCTGCTCCCGGCGCCGGACTATTCAGACGCCGAGCTTCTGCAACGCGCCTGGATGAGTTTGCCCGAAAGGGTTGACGGTACAAAGGTAAAGCGCCACATCCGGGTATTCGTTTTTGGCACGCGCAGAGAGTACGAGCGACTGCTGCGTCAGTCTAAGGTCTCCTACAGACAGGAGCCGGAATGGCGCCGGTCATTCCTCCAGGCGTTCTATGACGCTATCGAGAGAGCTCAGAACGGCAAAATAGAGGGTTAATCCCTATATTAATCTTCAGCTTGAAATGGTAAAGTCGAGATAACAATTTAATCTACGACTTCGCGTTGTGCCTGATCGCTCTCTAGCGGTCTTTCGCGTGCCCGGAAGAAACGTAGTACGCTGGAGCTCGGACCTGATGGATCGCGAGCTCTTTTGCTTTTTATGGATTTAGGAGGCTACATGGCCGCGTCTATTCCAGTTTATTCTTTACCACAATTAACTCCAGCGGCCCAGCTTTTTGATCTAAAGGGGCAGCAGACGCGATGGCAGATTTTGGCGGACATACACCAGGCCGCTTTTGCGTTTGAAATACTCCCCGGCGTATTTGCCCAATTCGGATCTACCGGAGCGCGTCGTTTTTTTAGAAATTCATATTTTGAAATATTCGAGTTAGTGCGGATAACTCATGAGCGTGAGAAAGTCCAAGATCAATTAGTTTCGTTAGCAGGTGTTTTAACCCTTCAGCCGGAAGCTGTTTGACTGCTTCTTTAATGGATTCTTTTTCCGGTTCGGGTAACTTCGCCTGCTGAAGGGCGATTGATAACAACTCTTTAAGCGTGTCCTCGTGTAGCTTTACAGTTTGCACAGAAAGGATGGCGCTTAATCCGCCATCGTCTCGGATAAAGTCGACGCCCTTAGCAGTAATTTTAGGCAACGAGACGCTAATCATCGCGGGAGCTCCGTTTATATCCGTCGTAACTTTTACGCCGGAGGAAAGAAGTCCGTGCTCGATTAGGTATTGAGCGTTGGTTATGTATTTTTCGCTTTTTAGATCCCGGATAAACCATTCTTGAGTTTCCGGGGACATCTCTGGGTAATCGTCAGCGAGGCGCCGAAGCATTTCTCTTTGGTATTCGCGATCTAATTTCATGAGAATTCTCCTTTGGATTGTTACTTAGCAAGAATGATTCTAAGGAAATAGCGGGCTGATCGTCCCGTCCAACAACCGATCTTTCTCTTTGAGTATGTACATGGGGTTTGAGCCGCTCGGTCATTCGTGATCGGGCGGTTTCTTTTTATGGGTCTGCGCTATGAATATCAAAATCCTCGGCCGCGTCCCCGTCCGTTTTAAGGACGGAGTTAAGTGGATCACGGTGAAACCGAACGGCCCCGAAAACAAAGGTACGCCGGTCAAACTGGACGATCGAACAGGAGAGGTTCTCGCAGGCATGGGCGGAAAGTTTAACGGTCGCCATATTTCTGCAGCACCTCGAGGCGGCAGACAGGAGCAGCCGGGAGCTCAGGCCGTGATTGAATGGTCTAAAGCGCCCAAGGCTCCCCAGAAGCCTCAGTACACTGGCTCCGACAAATATACGAAAACGGCTAATCTGGTTAAGTCAACGCAGAAGGAATTTACTCCGGACAGCGTAGGTAAGGCGATCAAAGACCTTAATTATCCCTACACGATCGACCTGGATAACAAGGACCAAATTCTCAAAGAGCTCGATAAAGAATACGACCATTTGAGATCCATGGGCTATCCGTATGGCCCGGACGAAGCGGAGAAGGTATATGAGCGCGCGATGAGTTTTCAGGCCGCTCGAAAACGTGTCGATGATATTTTTGAAAGGGACTACGGAGACCTTACGAAAGGCGAGGACGGCCTGGAGCCGGACGAAGTTGAGGATCTTAAAAATCTTTACGCCGAGAGGCTTCGCCTTTCCGCCCTGGAACGAGTTGCCGAAGCCTCAGTTTGGTATACGGACCGAGCAGACTTTAGAAATTCGGATTTTTATAAAGCCTTAGATAAAGCATCCTCGAAGCTCGGCGATAAGGTTGACGCTTTGGCTGCTCTGCCGTCTAGAAGGCCCGCGAATCGCCAAAAACGTCAACTGCAGCAGAAAAAGAAATTTGAGGCCGAAAGATTAAAGCGTGAGCAAAAGCGGGCTATGAACGCTTTTCAGGCGCAATTTTCAAAAGAGCTCGCGAAAAACGTTGAGCCGCAAATCCAAAAGCTAAATTCTGACCTGGCATCTGCATCTACATCCGCGGACGTTGTGGCGGCATTGGATTCCAGCGGCCTAATGAATGCGCCGACCCAGGGACTTAATCTTATGGGGCCGGATACCGCGCGCTCTATAGGGCAGGCTTATTCTGACATCTGCTCAAAGTTTCCTTTTCTTGCGGGTAATATCGGAAGGGCTAATTGTTCTAGGCTCGGAAGCTCCACGTATGGTCAGTGCTTGATGAGTACGGGTGCGATCGATTTCAATACTAAATATTACGGGAGAGGAAATGAGGCGTCCTTCGCCGCTTCGTTTAGTAACTGTATTTCTACGCAATTCCATCCTCAGGGCGTTATGTCCAAAGGCGCAGCTTATGCAGTAGCTTCGCATGAGCTGGGGCATGCGATTGAAGGGCGCCTAGAAAAGTTAATGAAAGCCGCAGGCGTTGATACGACGGAAAAGAGAAAGAAAAGATATTTTATTTCGGGGCGCGTTAAGGATAAGGTGCTCTCTAATCTTTCCCTCGTGGATGATCGCTCAGTTATCAAGGCCGAGCTGTCCGAATATGCGGCTATGGATTCTGCGGAGTTTTTTGCCGAAGCTGTTTCTGAGTATCTTTGCAGCCGCTCGCCTAGACCAGTGGCCGCAGAGGTTGGTAAAATACTAGAACGGTTCCTGAAAAATGATTTTTCAGACCTTGGTATTTGAGAGGAATAAATGGCCGAGAAACTTACACCTGAGACCGAAGAGTGCTATGAAAGGGTCCCTGCCTCCTTCCCCGAAGATTGGTTCGATAATGACGGACCCTGCGATGAGGGCCTTAAGCTCAAGAAGGAAGCCCCGGCTCGTGCGCACAAAGAATTGAAAGAATATCTGGACTACTGCGACGAGATGCGGAAGAAAGGCATCATCGTAAACTAATAGCTAACAACACGCCATAACCGCCCGCGTGGCGGTTTTTTATTGCCTAAAGCGTAACCGTTTAGGAGGATCAGCATGGACAATTGCGAAGCTCCGAAGCGAAAACGGGGCAACCAAACTAAGTACACACCGAGTCGCGCTAAGGAGATTCTCCAGCGCCTGGCATGCGGCCACACCCTTACATCTATATGCCGAGACATGGGAATATCCCCCGCGTCCGTTTATAGATGGACCGTCGCGAACGAGGACTTTGCGAGAGACTTCGCGCGCGCGAGAGATTTCGGCGATCAGGTCCTGGAGGATGAGGCCGTCGATATCTCCGACACGATGGAAGAAGCATCTGAGACGATTGATTCGTTCAGCGAGAAACACGGAGCGTCGAGCACAGTCAAGAAAGGCGACGCCGTGGCACATCGTCGGCTCCGGGCAGAAGTCCGGCTGAAAGTTGTCGCAAGACGAAAGGGCGCAAAGATCCAACTGGATACGAACGGCGCCGGAGGCGAGGGCCTGGCGAGCGTCTACGAGAAAATCAGAGAAGTGGCTAAAGGTAAGAAATGAACGATCCTTTTTCCGAGCTGTGGAGCCCGCACAGATTTAAAGTGTTTTACGGCGGCCGTGGCTCCGGAAAGTCGTGGGCAATCGCGGAGGCCCTGATCGTCATGTCGAATCTTTCCCGGCTGCGCGTACTTTGCTCCCGAGAGTTTCAAAATTCGATTGCCGATTCGTCATATCAGCTGCTTAAAGATACGGCAGAGCGCCTAGGGCTGAGCCACCGCTTCGAGTTCCTAGAGACCGAGATCCGACACATAAACGGCTCTCGGTTCTTTTTTAAGGGCCTGCAGCAGAGACAAGCGCAGTCGGTGAAGTCGATTGAAGGCGTGGATATCTGCTGGATCGAGGAGGCGCAGTCAGTTTCGCAGGTCTCCTGGGAGACACTGATACCGACCATTCGAAAGGCGGGCTCCGAAATATGGGTCTCGTTTAATCCGCTCCTAGCGGATGATCCGACAACCAAATTATTCCTGACCGATGCGCCGCCTCCCGGCGCCTATGTCCGGAAAGTCAATTTTGATGAGAACCCATATTTTCCGGAAGCGCTCCGGCGCCAGATGGAATGGGATCGCAAAAATGACTACGAGAACTATTTGCATGTGTGGGAAGGATTTCCCCGGACAATTAGCGACGCGCAGATTTTCCGCGGGCGGTTCACGGTCGAGAGTTTTCCGGACGATCTTTGGCAGAAAGCAGATCGTTTATTTTTTGGCGCTGACTTTGGCTTTGCGAACGACCCGAGCACGCTGGTGCGATCGTTCATGTACGACAATCGGCTGTATGTCGAATACGAGGCCTTCGGCCACGGCGTGGAGTTAGACGAGCTCCCGGCGCTGTACGATTCGGTCCCGCTCTCCAGGAGCTGGCCGATCAAAGCGGACTGCTCACGCCCGGAAACAATAAGTTATTTGGCCAAAAGAAAGGGCTTCAATATCTCGGCGGCAGAGAAGTGGCAGGGCTCGATTGAGGACGGTATTGCCTATCTGAAATCTTTCGACAAGATCGTCATCCACCCGCGCTGCCGGCATACGGCAGAGGAATTCAAGCTCTACAGCTACAAGGTGGACCCGAAAACGAACGAGGTCCTTCCGATCATCGTCGATAAATACAACCACGGCATCGATGCCATTCGATACAGCCTCGACGGCTATATCACGCAGGCGGGGCTCGATGAGTTCATTCGCCTGGGCAGAGGTTAAGCATGAAGGTAAACAAGAAACTTTCTCGGACAAAGCGCGGCGGCAGCAAGCAGTTTGCCGACGGGTTTCAGAACCCGCTTTTGCGCATGGGCTTAAATACGAGCACGACGCTCAACGGCAATCGCTACATCCCTGAGTTCAAATCCTTCCAGCGCAACGAGTTGGAATGGGCTTACCAGGGCTCATGGATGTGCGGGCTCGCAGTTGACGTGGTAGCAGACGACATGACGCGCGAGGGCGTGGAGCTCCAGTGCGATGATCCGGAGGTCGCTTCTGCGATCGATATTGCGCTCGACGAATTTCGTGTTTGGGATAGCCTGTGCGACGCGCTCAAATGGGCGCGGCTCTATGGCGGTTCGCTGGCCGTCCTGCTCATTGACGGCGACGACATGGGCACACCTCTCGGGCCGATCAAACAAGGCGCATTCAAGGGCCTGCTCGTTCTCGACTGCTGGCAGGTCAACCCGTCTACTGAAGTTGTTCAGGAGCTCGGGCCGAATTTCGGCAAACCGCTTTATTACCAAGTCTTTGCCGAGCAGAGCAATATCGATATTCCCGGAGGAAAAATCCATTATTCGCGCTGTATCCGGTTTGAAGGGCGCCGGCTGCCGTACTACTTGCGCCAGGCTTATCGCGGCTGGGGCGCGAGCGTACTGGAGCCGTTATTCAACCGGATCGAGATGTTTGACATGGCAACGGAAGGCGCGGCTCAGCTCGTCAATAAGTGCTACCTGCGCTATTACAAGGTCAAGGGCCTGCGCTCCATTCTGACAAACGACGTTGCCAAGAAGGGATTCATGACGCAGATGGAGCATACCCGGCTATTCCAAAGCATTGAGGGCATGACGCTCGGCGACATCGAGGATGATTTCCAAACCATGACCTACACGTTCACGGGCCTGCCGGAAGTCCTCCTGCAATTTGCGCAGCAGATTTCCGGCGCTACGGGTATCCCGCTGGTGCGCTTGTTCGGTCAGTCTCCGGTCGGATTCAATTCCACAGGCGAGAGCGACATCCGGCTCTATTACGACAATACGAAACAGCAGCAAGAAAAGATGCTGCGCCCGGGTCTAAAGAAAGTCCTAAACGTCATTTATATGAGCGTGACCGGACATGCTCCGGACAAAGATTTCAATTTCGATTTCCGCCCGCTGTGGCAGATGACCAACGAGCAGAAAGGGACTTACGCAACGGCCATGGTCGGCGCGATTGTGCAGGCGTTACAGAGCGAATCAATCTCACTGCCGAACGCAATGAAAGAGCTCAAAAAGCTCAGCCCGACCATTGGCCTTTTCTCGTCCATTACCGAGGAGGACATCGACGAGGCCGAGAAACAGGAAAACGAGCTCATGCCGCCAGGAGCAGGAGGATTAAATGCAGCAGCAGAACAAGTTCCGGGAGCAGGCCAAAACGGCGGCTTTGGACCGCTGGTATCGCAAGCGCCTCAAGGCAGTGGCCAAACAGATCACACAGATAGCGCTGGAATGGGAGGGAAGCGACCCGAGCCAGCTCCAGCTCAGTCTGTTTGATTATTCGGTGCGGCTCGACGAATGGGCCCGCTCCGTGGCGGACATCATGCTGCGCCGCGCGGCCTCGGCCGACTATGACACGTGGCTCAGGATTGGCCAAAAGATCAGCCGGGAAACTCGCCGCAAATTGAAGGACGCAGCCGCCGGGCCGATTTTCAATCGCCTGCGCGAGGAGCAGGTCGCACTGATCCGCTCTTTACCTATGGAGGCCGCCAAGAAGGCGCAAGAATGGGCCGCTAGCGGGCTATCGGACGGCCAGCGCTATGCCGATATCGCCCAGCGCATCAAAAACGAGCTGGGCGGCGTTACGGAATCCCGTGCGATTTGCATTGCCCGGACGGAGACCGCTCGAGCGCGATCCAACTTCACGCAGGCCAGGGCCCAGGCCGTCGGTTCCACGCATTACGTGTGGCACACGGTCGGCGATAACGCAGTGCGCCCGAGGCATCGCGAGCTGGATAGAACAGTGCATTCATGGAGTGATCCTCCGATCTGTGACGTCGGCGCAGGCGGCACGCCTATTCGCAGCCATCCCGGATGCGTCTTTAACTGCCGGTGCTGGCCCGAACCGCTTTTCTACGAGAAGGACAAATGAGAAGGAAATTTCGAGACGGTCGCTTCTTGACCACGGAAAAAATCAGCCCTCTGAAGGAAAAAACTCCGGAGGGCTATTTGTTATGCCGGGACGTTCCGATTAGCCGCGTCGGATCGTTTGAATATTCAGCGGCTGAAGTCGGTCTGCCAAACATCGGTCGTGCGGTTCAGGTGTGGCGGCCGGAAGAACAAATTTTTAATCCCGAAACGATCGCCTCGTTTGAGGCCAAGCCGGTTGTCATCGGTCATGCGAGATTCGCAGATCCGGACAACTGGCGGGAGATCGCAGTCGGTACGACGCAGAACGTTCGGCGAGGAGAAGGTGACAAATCGGACTTTCTTCTCGCCGATTTGCTTTTGACGGATCGAAAAGCGATCGAGGCAGTCGAGAGCGGGGATTTGAAAGAGGTCTCATGCGGGTATGACGCGGATACGCAGGAAACGCCCCAGGGGATTGAGCAAATTGGCATCGTGGGCAACCACGTTGCTCTAGTGGTATCAGCCCGATGCTCGGGCTGCAAAATTGGAGACGGAAGCATGACAACTAGCTTAAAGACCCGCCTGCGGAAATTGTTCCGCGACGGAAACGAGGACGCATTTAACGAGGAAGTGGACAAGCTCCAGGTTCAGGATGGTGACGCACCTGACGCGGCGCCCGCTCCTACTCCGACACCGGCGCCCACGCCGACATTTGAGGAGCGCCTGGCCAAACTCGAGGCCACCGTGGCAGCACTTGCTAAGGGCCTGGCTCAGAAGCCCGTGGGCGACGCAGATACGCCGCCTGTGCCGGATGACACCGTTGATCCGGATGATGACGATGAGTTGATCGATGATCCGGACGCTCAGGCCATCATCGGCGACGCTGAGGCACTTTGCCCGGGAATGAAAAAGCCTGTGGGCGACGCCAAGGGCGGCAAATTTACACGTAATCAGATCGAGCGCGTCATGCGCACAGCGCTTAAAGGCGCCGGCGTCAAGCAGTTCGGCGATTCCTCCGAGCTCGACGGCAAGGCGCTGGACATTGCCTTTAAGGCCGCAGTCGCTATGTCCAAGTCCGGAAAGAATCCGAAAGCATCCGGCACACGCTACGGCGACAGCGCTGAGGATTCTGTCAACTCGATCGCATACGTCCAGAAAAAACTTAACGATTTTTGGGGAGCTAAATAATGTCTCAGTTCATTGGCACATCTATGCCTCGCGGTTCTGCCGGCGATATCACTCGCGGCATGTTTGACTACACAACAGAAGTCAAACAGAACGACACGACCACCCCAGTCGCCGACGACGGCGTTCTGGTTTCTCTGACCACAACCGGCAAGGCCACTCCGGCCTCTGACGCCTCCAAGGTCTACGGCATCGCAGTTCGCGATTACCGCCAGGTGGGCCCTGATGGAAAGGCCTGGCCGAAAGACGCCTTTGTCTGCATCCTGCGTCGCGGCTACGTTGCTGTGCGTGCCGCAGGTACTCCTGCTCCTGGCGGAGCTGTCTATCTCGACGCCGCAAACAAGGGCGTTACAGCCACTAAGGCGGAAGGCGCCACGGCTATTCCTAACTGCGTCTTTATGGGCGCAAAGGATGACGCGGGCCTGGCCGAAATCGCATTCAACATCTAATAGGAGCAAATAATGCCAAGACGTTTTGCTGACGCTGAAACAATTTCCGCTACCGGCGCATTCCTGGTCGGTGAGCTCGAGCGTCTCGATTCCAGAATCTATGAACCGATCGCAGATTTTACGTATGGCCGCGATATCGACCTGCGCAACGATGTGACGATCGCCGATGAGGTTTCTTCTTTCATTCAGTCCGAATACATGGGCGGATTCGGCGGCACAGGCGCGGGTAAAAAGTCCTTCATTAAGGGCCCGGATTCCACGCCCGCCCGCGTTTCTGTTTCTCTGAAGAAGGTTGCCACGCCGCTGACACTCTGGGGCATGGAAGTCGCTTACACGATTTTCGAGCTGCAGAAAGCCATGCAGGCAGGCCGCCCGATCGATGCGCAGAAACACTCTGCTATGCGCATGAAGCACCAGCTCGATATCGACACTCAGGTCTATGTCGGCGATGACGAAGTGGGCGTCAAGGGTCTGCTCAACTCTGACCAGGTGACGCATGAAAATGTCGGCACCTGGACCGATTCCACCGATGTAAAGACCGTTATCGGTTACTTCAATAACATCCTGGAAAAGGCATGGAAGGCAACGCAGTACAACCGCATTCCGAAGAACCTTTTGGTTCCCCCGGCTATTTTCGGCAAACTGGTGAGCACACAGCTGACAAATACCGAAATGAACCTGCTGCGCTATGTGGAGGCTAATAACCTCTCTGTGGCCAATGGCGGTACGCTGACCATTCGCCCTGTGCGTTGGTTGGCCGACACGACCCTGTTCTCTACGCCGCGTATCGTGGCCTACACAAAAGCTGAGGACGTGGTCCGCTTCCCGCTGGTTCCGATCGCCTCTCTCCCGGTTCAGTACCGCAATTTCGAGCAGGCAGTTCCGTACTTTGCAGCTCTCGGTGGTGTCGAGTTCGTACGTCCGGAAATGGTTTACTACGCCGACCTGGCAGCAGTATCCGCAGGTTAAGGAGGCTTTATGAAACGAATTACAGTTCGTTGTCCGCTGGTGCTGAATATGGGCTCTCAGCAGTTCGAATTTAAGCCGACACAATCCTATGAGGTTGAGGACGCAGTCGCGGCTCACCCGTACCTGCAAGCGCACCTGGCCACGTTTATCGACATCACGCCGCCGGCAAAAGAAAAGCCGGCAGAAGAAAAGGTCGAGGAACCGGCTGAGGAAAAAGCTGAGACGGTAGCGAAGGAAAAACCGGCGCCAAAGAAAAATGCGAAAAAGACCACATCTGTGAAGGAGGCTGAAAATGTTGAACCAGCCTCTGACGCTTGAGGAATTTCGCAAGTTATTTCCGGAGATCGATTCGGACAGTTATCCGGACATAGCGGTTAAGGCTCGATTAGCTTTAGCCGCTAAATTTTTTTCAGAGGAAAGCTGGCCTGATCCTGAGATCCGAGCGCACGTCATGGGGCTGTATACAGCCCACTATCTGAAGCTCCAAGGGTCTGCCGCTGACGGCGGCAACGGCGGAGACACCTCCGCACTGGCTCAGGTCACCTCGATGTCTGTGGATGGCGCGTCCGTGAGCTACGACACCTCATCCTCGTCCGAGGAGGGCGCCGGCTCATGGAATCTCACTGCATACGGCCGCGAGTTGTGGCAGCTGATTCAGTTGTTCGGAGCAGGAGCCAGACAGATATGAAAAAGACGATCTCTGTTTCCATCGTGCGGCATGACGGCGAGTTGAACCAGGCACTGCAGCGCCTGGCGAAAACTGCTGTCTATGTCGGTATCTCCGCCGGCTCTAAGGGCGATACGCGAAACGATGGCGGCCCGAGCAATCACCTTTTGGGCTTTGTGCATGAGAACGGTTCACCTGTGAACAATATTCCGCCGCGACCGTTCTTAGTTCCGGGCCTGGAGGCGAATCGGGAAATGATCGTCGACGGTCTTAAGGGCGCCATGGACTGCGCGCTCAAGGGCGACGAGAAAAAGTGTGGTCAGACACTCGAGCGCCTGGCGATTCGCTCGGCCTCGGCGGTCAAAAGCTACATGCAAACGGCCGACTTCGAGCCGCTCAAGCCCAGAACAATCGCAAACCGTAACCGCTCGCGCCTTACCCAGGGCACCCGCGAGAACGAGATGGAAGGCGTGGGCATCCGGCCATTGATTAACACGGGACAGTTACGCGACGCCATTGACGGCGTTGTGGTGGAGGAATGATGGCGACTTTAGACGTTGAACGTGTAATCCGATCTCCTTTGTTTACTTCGCCCTGCAAGCTGATACATTTTGTTGAGGACCTGGACGAGTTCGGTAATCCGACCTGGACCGAGGGTGACAGTACTGAGGTCAAGGCAGTCATCACGGCCGACACAAAGACGATTGCCAGATTGCCGGAAACGCTTCGGCGTGAGGGCACGATCCTAGTGCGATTCATGATTGCCGATATGCCCCCGGGCTTCGGCGGCTCCGGAAATGATGAGGTCGAGTGGCGGGGCAAGCGCTTTGTCGTCAAAGACTGCGCGGATTACTCGCAGTTTGGCAAGGGCTTTTTGCGGCTGACTTGTTGGCCTGCGGAGGTGAGTGATGGCAGTTACTGATAGCCGGACGCCCGGATCTTTACGCCCGACGAGCTCGGACGATGAAACAGGGCTGATGGACCCGCTTCGACAGTGGATTTCTGAGCTTATCGGCTTGAGGCTTGACCTGGTCCGCGCTTCCTGGCGCCCGAAGCCGGGTACTCAGCCCGCGCTAAAAACCGACTGGTGTGCGCTTGCCCTCAAAAGCCTGGACACCACGCCCGTCTATCTCGACGGGCGCAAAGGTGATCCGTCGCTGCCATTGTCAGGAGATCAGACCTCCGTGGTGCATGAGGATTATGAGTTCGTGCTGAGCTTTTACGGCCCACAGGCGCTATTCCTCGCGCAGAGATTCAGAGACGCGGCGCAGATCGGCCAGAACCGCTCACTGCTGCGCCAGTCGGGTCTCACGTTAAAAGCGATTGATTCGCAGGCCATGCGCCTGCCGGATCTCGTTTGTGAGACGTGGGTTGATCGATATGACATGACCTTCCACGTTGCTCGGAAGGTTTCAAGAACTTACGGCGTTCGCACCATCGTCGGTGCCGATGTCGACTTTTATACAGAACGAGGTAAATTATGAGCGTTGCTCCTACATTGCCAGTCTCCGAGGTTGTAAACGTTACGATCGAGATGTCTCCGGTCGCTGCCGCACTCCGCAACTTTGGAGCTATGCTTGTGCTCGGCACCAGCGATGTCATTGACACGGACGAGCGCCTGCGCACTTATTCGGGCGTCGAGGGAATTGCCGCCGATTTCGGAACCGATGCGCCTGAGTATCAGGCCGCGGTCACCTTCTTCGGCCAGTCTCCCCAGCCTTCTCAGTTGGTTGTCGGCCGCTGGGCTAAAACAGCAACTGCCGGGCTCCTGCGCGGCCGTATGCTTGCGATCTCTCAGCAGCAGATCGCCGACTTCGAGAAAATCACTTCCGGATCTTTCACCGTTGAAATCGACGGTTCTTCTGTCTCTGTTGCCAGCGTCGATCTTAGCTCCCAGAGCAACCTGAACGGCGTGGCAACTCAGATCACGACTGCGCTGGCCTCGAAGGGCACATGCGTATTCGACGGTACGAGATTCATTATCAAATCTGCCACTACGGGCGTGAATTCTTCTGTCGCGAATGTTTCTTCTACCGAGTTGTCTAAGGTTATGGGCCTGGATGCCGGAACGACCAAAGTCAACGGCGCGGAAGCCGAGAACCTTGTCGACGCAGTAACGGCCTGCCTGGATTACACCAATTGGTACGGCCTGTATGTGTGCGGAACCGACTGGACGGACGCCGATGCGCTGGAAGTTTCGGCGCTCATCAATGCCGCGCGGCCCTCTCGCATCGTGTCCTGGACGTCTCAGAATACGGGTGAAATGGATTCTACAAATAGCACCTCGCTGGGCTCCAAGCTCAAAGCGCTGGGCTATAACCGCACGATCTGCACGTTCTCCAGCACCAGTGACACCGCCGGTGTCTCGGTCCTTGGGCGCATGAGCACGATCAACTTCGAGGGATCGAATACCACGATCACTCTGAAATTCAAACAGCTCCCGGGTGTTGTTGCCGAGAACTTGAGAACGTCCCAGTCGCTGGCCTTAAGAAACAAAAACGTCAACGTATTCGCGGCATTCCAGAACGACACTTCGATTTATAAAGAAGGCGTCACGTCCGGAGGCTGGTTCATTGACGAAACTCATGGCCTTGACTGGCAGCAGAACCGAGTGGAAACCGATCTTTGGAATCTGCTCTATACGACTACGACCAAGATCGGCCAGGACGAAGCGGGCATGACCGCAATTTTGGCGACGATCAACAAGTCGCTTGACGCGGGCGTCCGAAATGGTCTCATCGCCCCGGGCGTCTGGAACGGCGATTCTTTTGGTTCTCTCCAGAAGGGCGACACGCTCACCTCAGGATATTACGTCTACATTCAGCCGCTGGAAGAACAGGCGCAGAGCGATCGCGAGGCCCGTAAGGCACCTCCGATCAAAGTGGCTATCAAATTGCGCGGCGCAGTTCACTTTATTGACGCCACGCTCACGATCAATCGATAAGGAGAAACAGGATGGCAACTTATTCCTTTATGGATGTCACTGCGACATTCGCAGGGCCGACCGGCGTGATCGATCTCGGATACGGTTCCGCGCCCTCCAAAGAAGGCATTTCCGTAGAGTTCAATCAGCCCCGGAATAATATGACGCCGGGCGCAGATGGCGAGGTTATGCATTCTTTGAGGGCAGACAAAAGTGGAAAACTTACGATTCGGCTTCTTTATACATCCCCCGTGAACGCAAAGCTCAAGGCTATGTTTAACGCCCAAAGTTTGAGTTCGAGCGTCTGGGGCAACAATGTCATTACCGTCCTTAACAAAGGTAATACGGACACGATTGTGGCCCGATCGGTCGCTTTCCAGGGGCTTCCCAGTCAGACCTTCGCCGAGGATGGTCAGCCCGTTCTTGAATGGGGCTTTGACTGCGGCAAAATCGACACACTGAGCGGGACTTACTAATGAATAAACTCGTACCTCAAAAATTCACATTGCAGGGGCATGAGTATCTCGTTGGGCGGCTCGATCTTTTTGAAGCTATGAAGCTCCAAAAGCGGCTCGGGCCGCTGATGCCCACGGCATTCAATAATGTCCTCTATGGCATGTGGACGGCTTACGGGAAATCCATGCCGGAATCCAAAGCGACATTGAGCGACAAACTGACTGAGTTCGGTACTTTGCTCGCGGTCTGTCAGCCACTCCTAGATCGCATTGCGGCCATGCCTGACGCGGATTTTGATTTTTGCGTGCGCACTGCGCTGAGCGTGGTGGAGCGTCGCTCTGAGGACGGAAAAACCTGGACCCGAGTGTATTCAGGTGGCACGCTGGTGTTCGATGATATCGATTTCACAACCACATGCATATTAGTGAGCGCTGTCGTACAGCGTGAGCTTCGCCCTTTTATCGACGCTTTGAATCTTTAACGTTCGCTCATAGCGTCGAAAACAGTCAGCAGGAACCGAGCCCGTTCAGAAGTCTTCCTGATGGCCTGGATTTCCTGATGCGTCCTGTTTATCACGGGATGATCAGCTATCTGGACCTGAAGGGTGACGATCTGACACTTGAGGACATCCTGCTAATGAACGTTTATATCGACAACCAAAAATACAACGAATTTGTTTTAGAGAAGGAGCGCAGCCATGAGTAGCGTTCTCGCCGGTTTCCTCGTCCGCTTAGGCTTTGTGGTCGATAAAGACGAGCAAGCCAAGTTTCAAGCCTCAATCGACTATGCTGGAAAGCGCATGAAGGAGATCGCCATGCGAGGCGCCGCCATGGGCACTGCGTTCTCTGCTGCATTCGCTAAGAGCACTCAGGAAACGAATCGGTTCTATAACATCACAAACCAAATTGGCGGCTCTGTCCGGGGCTTGAATAACGTTGCCTCAGCAGTGGCCAAAGTCGGCGGAAATGTGGACGAGGCAACGAATAGCCTTAAGACTTTTGCCAATAAATTAACGTTTATTCCCGGTATGGCGGACTACACCAAAAATCTCACAGGCGTCGATGTGAGAGATAAAACGGGAAAGTTGAGAGAGTACAGCGATATTTTGCTCGACCTTATAGAGCGATGGAAAAAAACAGGTGACGCCGTGGGCCGCGTTGAGGCATCGTTTTTAGGCTTGGATGGCGCGTATGCCTCCCTCATGAAAAAGGACTTTCCTGCCGAGCTTAAGAAAACTAATGAGCAGCAGGGAGAACTGGCTGACATGGTCGATAAGTCGGCGGATTCCGTACATCGCCTCTCAAATGAATTTTCACGCACCTGGGAAATCATATCCATGGGGAGCCAGGCCGCTTTCGGGACGCTGTCTGACAGCCTCGGCCTGGATAAGGTTGCCGAAAAGTTCAATAAAACACTCTCGCAGGAATTGCCCGCCTGGATCCAGACAGAAAAAAATATCTGGGATCAATCCCACGGCGTCGGCGACTACCTCAAAAACTTCTTTTTTAAAGCAGACGAATTTCAGGATGCTGAGCGCTACAAGCGCCATCTCATGGACGATGAGCAGGTGCAGAAGTTCTTACGCAAGAAATACACCAAGCAAAAATCGGTGCTCGATGATGAGGCCGAGGAGGGTGTGAGCATCGTGGACGATTTCGATAAAAAGGGCTTCGAGGAGGAGCTGGCGAGATATCGAGCCGCTAAAAAAGCTGCGGCACAACCCGCGAAACCCGCGCAGGCAGAACCACCTCCGGTTCCGGGAAAGATGAGCAGAGGGCTACGAAACAACAATCCGGGCAATATGCGTCCGGTATCGCGAAATCAGCCTAATGACGGTGCTTTTGCGATTTATCGCACGCCGGAAGAGGGCTGGGGCGCCCTAGGCAGACAGCTAAAAGGCTACGCTAATGCGGGCCTGGATAACGTCGCGTCCATTATTTCCAAGTACGCACCTGCTGCGGACCACAACGAGACAGGGCCTTATATTCAGTCTGTGACAGCTAATATGAGCCGGCGCCTAGGATCGGATGTAGGTGCGCTGACACGCCTCGATCTAAGCGACCCGCGAGTGCTTAAGGCGCTCATGCAGTCGATCACGGAGCATGAGAATTTCCGAGGCGCCTCTCAGTATTTTGAAGGCGCCTCTTTTGATAAAGAGGTGCTCGCCGCCGCGCAGTCGCAGTGGCGGTCTAAGGTCGTCAACGAAAGGGACAAAATTCCATCCCGGGGAAGTGTTGTCGTGAACCAAAACATCACGATCAACGGGGCTGATAATCCGCGCGCTGTCGGTCAGGCCGTGGCGCATGAGACCCTGCTGGCCCAGAACCGATACGGCCAGCGCAACCTCAGCTAGGGAGGAAATATGCCTTCTTTACCGTACAGCCTGGAGGCTCTGCTTCTAGGCCGAAAACGAGAATTTGCCGGAATTATTCCGGACGTCGTGGTTAGCGAGGAGCACGAAAACGAGGTCGTGGTAACGCGCCATCCGGTCGATACCGGTGCCAATGTTTCGGATCACGCGTATCAGATGCCGACGGTGATTAATTGCCAATTTGGATGGTCGGATTCCTCCAGGCTCTTAAATTCGATCTTGGATTTTTCGATCTTTAAGGGCCTGACCACGACAAAAGACGTCTATGAAAAACTGCTCGAGCTTCAAGCCAAGCGGGAGCCGTTTTCGCTTTCCACCGGCAAGAAGCAATATCCGGCAGTCATCATAACGAAGTTAAAAACAACGTCGACCGTCGACACCGAGAGCTCCTTAGTAGTGGACATCACTTTCGAGGAAATCCGATTCGCCCGGACAAAAGAGGTCACGCTGCAGGAAGCTCAGCAAAAGAATCCTCAGCAGACAGCCTCTGTTAATCAGCGCGGTGCCTCGTCGCCCGTATTGACTACTGCGGGGAATCGGCCATGAGTATTTATCAAATTCCTTTGAGTACCGGCGCCCAGAGCTTTTCAATCCGGCTCGGTGAATATAACTACCGCATGACGCTGATTTACAGAGATGCGGACTGCGGCGGCTGGTTTTTAGATATGGTCCGGACGGACGGCTCTGACGCCCTTCACGGCCTCCCGCTGGTGACAGGTGTCAACCTATTGGCGCAGTTTGGCTATAAGCGCATGGGCGGAGCGCTCTGGTGCGAGTTGCCGAAACAAGCCAAAAACTACGAGCCGACTTACTCAGACATGGGCCAAACACTGAGCTTATTTTGGAGTGACGAATGAGCGAAACAGACAAAAATCGCCAGTGGCTGAGATATTTTCGCCTCGTGGTGGCGGTCGACAAGGACAATCAGCAGGCGATTGACCTGAGCGAGTTTCGATGCAAATTCCGAATCTCGCAAGCCGTTATCGGCAAGCCTTGCACGGCAGAGATCACGGTTTACAACGTCTCCCAAGAAACAGTAAACCGCCTTGGTATCGGTACGAACGTCATCGAAAATCAGGGCATGCGCGTCATTATTGAGGCGGGTTATCAGAACCACCACGGCATTATTTTTCAAGGCGATCTATGGTGGAAATCCGTCGGCCGCGAGAGCGAAACAGAGACTTTCATGCGCCTGGTAGCCGCTACCGGCGACAGGGCGAGGCAATATGCCGTGGTTAATGTCTCGGTTGCCAAGGGTGCCTCTCAGCGCGAGATCTTTGACAAGGTCGTCGCGTCCATGAAAGAAAAGGGCGTTGACAGTAAGCAGCTCCCAAAGATTCAATTCATGGATTCCAGGCTCCCGCGCGGAAAAGTCATGTTTCGGATGGCTACCGACGCCATGAACGGTATCGCTGACACAAATAATTTTGACTGGGGCTATGGCGTTGACGGCCTTGTCGCCATTCCTAAAACACCGACATACGACCCGAACGAGAGGGTAATCGTCCTTAACGCTGATACCGGTTTGATCGGCCGCCCCACGCTTGACGAGGACGGCCTGGACGTCCAGGCGCTACTTAATCCGAACCTGGAGATCGGCGCCAAGATTCAAATCGATAACGCCTCGGTACAGCGAAACAACTACGACACAACGGTGTCCGAGGACGCGGTTACGAAAAATCAGGCGGTAACGGACGCATTCTTATCGGCGGATGGCGTGTATCAGGTGATTTCCCGCGAGCACGTGGGCGACACGCGCGGGGAGGATTGGTACACAAATTTGATCGTCGTGGGCGTTAATTCAGCCAGCAGACCGATTGCTCCATCTGTTTTCACGTACACATCGAACTGAGGACGATATGGATTCAACCGCAACAATTTTTGACCCGAATCGATTCTCCGAGAAGGCTACAAATAGCCGCTTGACCCAAGTATGGACCGCACTCCCGGGGATCATCCAGAAGTTCGATGCGGGCGCACTGACCTGCGAAGTTCAGCCGGCGATAAAAGGGCGTGTCACGCAGGAGGATGGCTCTATCCAGCTTGTAAATATGCCGCTTCTCTTAGACTGCCCTGTGGTGTTTCCGCACGGTGGCGGCTGCAGTCTCACGTTCCCGATTAAGGCCGGGGACGAGTGCTTGGTCGTTTTCGCTTCTCGGGGAATCGATTACTGGTGGCAGCTAGGAGGAATTCAACCTCCTCCGGAAGCAAGAATGCACGATCTATCGGACGGTTTCGTTATTCCCGGCCCGTGGTCCCAGGCTCAAAAGATCAGCGGCGTGAGCACCAGTGCTGTGCAGTTGCGTAGTGACGACGGTGCGGCCTTCATTGAGCTCAATCCCGGCAGTCATAACGTGAAATGCGAGACACCCGGGGACTTTTCCGTGAAGTGTAAAAATTTTACGGTAGAGGCCTCAGCCAGTGCCAGCATTAAAGCCCCGGCGATCCAGCTCGAAGGGCCACTGACCAATACCGCGGGATCGGCCGCGCAGATGGCCGGAGGCGTGGAAACAGACGCAGACGTTACCGCCGGAGGTATTAGTCTCAAGTCACACGTCCATTCCGGTGTTTCTACAGGCTCCAGTAATACGGGAGGGCCTAAATAAATGAGAGTAAGGCGAACAACGGCCGACGGCGATATCTGCTTCGGCCACAATGCAAACGATTATTTAGTCAATACGCCCGAAGCTGTGGCTCAAAATGTCCGGACACGCCTCGCGCTTTGGCAAGGGCAGTGGTTTATCGACACCGACGAGGGAACGCCCTATCTGCAGCAGATTTTAGGCAAGCAAAGCGCGGCTGATCTCGTAATCAAAAGCCGCATTTTGGAAACCCCGGGCGTTCAGCAGATTGACGAATTTGAGGCGGTGCTTGACCCGAACACTCGGCGCCTGACCATACAAGTCAAGCTCACCACGGATTACGGCCCGGCGAGCATTAACGGAGAAATTACATGATTGATGATCCGGTTTTTTTAGTTACCGAGACAGGTATCTCAGCTCCGTCCTATGAAGAAATTTACGAGTACCTAAAGGGCCGCATGCGGGCCATTTTTGGTGATGACATCAATCTGGACGCTGACACCCAGGACGGCCAGATGGTCGGCATTGTGGCGGCTGCTATCTCGGACGTGAACGCTCAGGCGATCGCGGTTTATAACGCATACAACCCAACCACGGCGAAGGGCGTGGCGCTGGATTTTGCGGTCAAGGTCAACGGCATCACGCGGCAGGCCGCATCACACTCCCAGGTTGATCTTCGGATCGTTGGCCAGGCCGGGACGCATATCGTCAACGGCGTGGCCCTGGATGAGGCGGAGAACAAATGGAATCTGCCCGCCGACGTTGTGGTTCCACCCGCTGGCGAAATCACTGTAACGGCAATTGCTGCAGAAGAAGGAAACATTCGGGCACCTGCCGGGACTGTCAACCGTATCGGAACCCCGACGCTCGGCTGGCAAACTGTGGAAAATATTCTCGCGGCCGAGCCCGGGGCGCCGGTGCAAACCGACCTCGAGCTTCGAGTGCAGCAGTCGAAATCGACAGCGCTCCCCAGTGTTTCGCTGTGGGAAGGCATTATCGGCAGTCTGCTGACCACGGCCGGCGTGCGACGTGTTAGTGGCATTAAGAATGACGGCGATACCCCGACAACTGAGGGCGTCCCCGGACATTCGATCGCGATGATCGTCGACGGCGGGGAAGTGGCCGATATTGCAAAAACGATTTTCTTAAAGAAGGGTGAAGGTGTCGGAACCTATGGCTCCACGTCGTACAACTATCTGGACACTTATGGCTTCCCTAATACGATTAAGTTCTCGCGTCCGACGGTCGTGCCGGCTTATTGCAAACTCACGATCTCGCCGGCCGCCGATTATCTCTCCAGTGCCGAGGAGGAGATCAAGGCTCGGATCGTCGCTTACATCAACTCCCTGGACATCGGCGAATCTGTAAACATCGCCCGGGTGCTTGCAAGCGCGGTAAAGACTGACGCAGGGATCGTGGACGAACGTTTTAGCGTCGAGGCCATCACGCTTGGCCGCTCGGCTACAGCTCAGACCGCCGCCAGTCTCGCGATCGCGTGGAATGAGGCGGTTTCGTGCGCTTCGGAAAACGTAACGGTGGAGGTGCAGACATGAGCGACGCAAATCGTTATACCGAGCTGATTGCCGGGGCGCATTTTGACAAGCCGAAGTACCAGCAATTTATTTATGAACTGACCGAACCGCTGAACGAAGCAAGAAAACGTTTGGCGGTTTTTTATAAGCATTTCGACGTTGACACTGCTGTAGGCGTCCAACTGGACGCGGTCGGCGTGCGGGTCGGGATCTCCAGGCGCCTTCCTATGAAATTGGTCGGCGTCTATTTTGCCCTGGACGATGTCGATGGTGTCGGTTTCGATAAAGGCGTCTGGAAAGGGCAGTTTGATCCCTCGGACGGCATGGTGACGCTTGACGACGAAACTTATCGCGCAGTGATTAAAACGAAAATCCTCGCAAATAAATTCGACGGCAAAAACGAATCGGTCCCCGAGTTTTTAAATACTGCTCTCGGATATTTCGGCGTCCCGGCAAAGCTCTTTGACTTCCCGGATCAGCAGAATATGCACGTCGTGATCAATCTCACGAAAGCAGAGACGCCGCCCATTGTTTGGGAGCTCATAAGCCGCCGACTAATCGACATAGTGGCGGCAGGCGTCGGCATGCAGATTGTCGACAACGTGCCTTACTTCGGTTTTGACTATGAAACGGCCTCGATCCAGGGGTTTGATTCCGGTCACTTCTTCCCGTTTGAAAACTAAACATTCATTTATCTTATCAGCCTCGCGAACAGCGGGGCTTTTTTATTGGGTGTGATATGGCAACCATCAATGAATTCCTTCCTTTCGCAGATCAGAGTACTGCCAATTTAATTCCCTATGCCGAATGGGTAAATGCCGCAAAGCGCTTAACCGGTTTCGTTTCGGGTATTGCGAAATCCAACGAAATGAATCGCGTTTTTGCGCAGGGCGCCCAGGCAGGCTATGCGATCGCAAAATTTATCGAACGGACTTTAAGCGAGGACGTTTATGTGTCGGACGGGGAGCGCCTGGCAGATCAGTTCTATCGTGCGATTGTCCAAATGTCCTACCGCGCCACGCCGATCGGATGCATCCTAACGTTTCCTGTCCACGTTGAGATCGACGGCTACGTGGCCACTAACAACGGCGGCAATTTATCGCAAACTACCTACGATCAGCTTTACGCGGTTTACGGCACAAAATTCAATACTTCGAGCACATTGGCTAATCAGTTCGGAATTCCTGATATGGCGCACCGAGTTTTTGAAGCGGCGGCAACGCTTGAGGAGATCGGCTGCTATGTAGCAGCTGGGTTACCGAATAGCCTAGGTTCTCTGCCTTGGATTTCCGCTACAACGACCGATTCCACCAACGTGGGGCAAGGCAATATTAGATGGAGCAAGGGTGACACCGCCAAAGGCAGTATCAAGAAGGATCCGACAGGTACGATGTACGATCCTCAAATAAATTTGAGTTGGTCAAACTCCCTTTTCGGAGCTTCGGAAACAGTTCAACCCGCTGGAATGTTCGGCCTTTACTTAGTGCGAGCGTATCAAGCATAAAAATCGGAGTGCGGCGGGTTGGTTGTCGAAGCTCCGAAGAGAGAAGAGTTTCGCGAGGCATCGAAAGTCCAAGCGAGTGATCCGGATGTATGACTTTCATACATATCACGGTCAAATTTTCTAGGCCCTGTCCTAGAGATAAACATTGCTCCAGTAAGGTCGTGAAAGCCGTACTGTGATATGTCGAATTGATCGTCAAACCCTCGGCCACTGCTCAAGATATTCGGTTAGACCGAATATTACGGGGAATTTGAAGGGCTTAAGAAGACTCGACTTAATCAGGGAATCCGATACACGCAGTAATGCACTTAGGTGGGAGTACAACGAAACCGACCCAAACCTTCACGATTTAGCCGAAACCAAACAAGCGGGAACGATTCAAATAAATTTTGACCCTACACTCGATGCTTCGAGACAGAATCCGATTTATGGGTGTTCTAATTCGGTTCAGGTTGATTCGATTTACGGTCTTTACTTAATACGAGCGTATCAAAGCTAAAAGGCGTAATGAATCAGGATGTACCGTTGAGGAATTACCAAAAATCGAGCTTGATCGGCTAGCGGAAAAATTCGGCCTACTCCACGAATACATTTGGCTTTGAGACGGATTAGAGTTGTTAATACCTTCTACAAACTGAATGCCGTCTCCTTCAAATGCGCCTGTGGATGGGTCGGCATTCTGAAACTTTATACCTGATACCGTACCTAGAATATTCGGGAATTCTCAGAAACCGCGATTTGCTAGAATGAAAAAACCAAACTCGGTAGAGCATGACGAGAATGGAATTGGGGAGTTGCTGGTTACCTCTCCGATCTGTGCAGAAACCAAGCAAAACGGCTCTCGGATTGCACTCCGGAGCCGCCTTAAAGGATGAGATCATGCTTAGGTTTAAATCTCATGCCTCTAGTATAGCAAAGCGTGGCAAACGATGGTTGCTTAAATTGGTCATCGCGTTGATTCTGCTGATAATATGCTAGGCACTTAGGTAAAGAGCCCCAAGGCGAAAGCTGCGGGGCTCAAGTGTTTCTAACCGAATATCTCCTTTCTCGCCGGTACTTTTCTGATGGGCTCTAAGGTTTGGGCCGAAGGGATAAGCATCAATTATCAGCAACAAATTAATTTCTCTAGCGGAGAGGTTTCTGGGAATTTTGTTGACTACAGATTGAATTCAACCGCTATCAATTCTGTGTACGGCGCTTCAGACACAAATCAGCCCGAAGCCGTGAGAGTTTTGTCTCTAGTTAAAGCGTATTAACCAGTAGCCTCTGATTGCTGCCGGCTGGTTTGTCGTCGACGCTCCATAAATCGGATTGGAGCCCGCAGCATTAAAGTTAACAATCCCCGACGCCGTCCCCGGTTCCCGCATAATTGTGAATGTCCACCGAGTGCTCGCGCTCAGGGCGCCACCAGCTGCGGTCAATGGATCGAAGTAGCCGGCAATGTTTGAGAAACCCGTAATATTCGGGAATTTTCCAGAGCTTCTGCCGAGCCCCGTGGTTTATCGGCGGAGCTCGACTTCCCAGCTGTGCCTGGCACAGCATAAAAATGACGATTTTTTAGTCCGAGGAGCCCGTAGAATCGGGCTTTTGGCTTAAAACCTGAGCACATTGAGCACAACTCTGAATATAGGCGTGCCAGCTAAGCATAATTTTTTGACGAGGCGCGAAATAATCGCCTCGTTGGTACGCCCGCACGACCTGCGATCCAACTAGGTGTGCTAATGCCGCCTCTGCTATCTCGAAAGGGACATCGTTATCGGCGAACCAGCCCCTGCCGATGGAGCGAAGGCCGTGCGCTACAAGCCGATTTTTAAATTCGGGTTTGCCATGCAGCCACTTGGCTAAGGCTTGTCCGGATATGTGTCGATTTTTGTTTGTTGCCGGAAAGAGATAGGGGCTTCGTTTATTTTTCCGGATCTCCTTGGCCTCCTGGATCAATGCGATTAAGTAAGGAGTGAGAGGGACCCTATGCGTTCTTTTCATTTTCATAAACTCGGCCGGAACGGTGATCGCCTCCTCAGAGATCCACTCGAGCCGCACCGAAACAACCTCGCCAGGACGCAGTAGGGTGGCCAGTGAGAAGTAGAACAAACTTTTATATTTCGGTGGGGCCAGGCGCTCGACCTGGCTGATCACGACAGGGAGCTCCTTCCAGTCCGGGGCCGGCATGTGCCTCACTTCCGGCACTGGGAAAACTTTCGTAATTTTGGAGAGCGGATTCGCCTGGAGGAATCCGGCATTAACTGCTAAATCAAAAATTTCCCGGACGCGCATCAAAAGTCTTTTGACAGTTGAAAGTTTGCCGGCTTCCTCGACTGGCTCCAGGAGCTTAATCAGCACCGGAGGAGTTATCGAATCGAGTTGCCGAGATCCGAGCCTTGAGATCACATACTTCTCCAGGCGTAGCTTTTCGTCCCGGTAGCTCGAGATCCGTCCTTTCTTTTTCGAGCACCAAAATTTGAACGCATCCCTCAATGTGTAAGAACCGGAGGGCTCAAGTTCAAGCTCTCGTTTTTTCCTGCGCGCTAATGCACGCGCCTGCATTAAGGAAATCTCCGGCCAGTGGCCGAGAGTGATATCGATAACGCGGCCGTTCTGCGGCACGCGTAGAACCCAACTTTTAACACCCGATCGCTGGACCCTCAGCGCTAGTCCTCCCTGGTCGGTAATTTGATAGCGCCTTTCCCGAGGCCGTAGGGCCTGAATTTCTTTTGAGGTCAACATGACAACAGCTCCTAAGTTTTATCGTTACGACAATGACGGCTATTTTCATTCAGTCATTACCGCGTCTCGCGACCCCCTTGAATCAAAAATCGCTGGCCATGATATCTATATCACTCCAAATAGCTCTACCTCTGTAGAGCCGGAAAAAAAGGAGGGCTATTGGGCACATTGGAACGGTGAGGCATGGGAATACGTGGCGTTGCCGAAAAATGCCGAAGAGCTCATTGCGTTCGGAAAAATCAAACACGACCAGACCGTTCCGTTCTGGAAAAAAATGAACGACCTGCGCAATGAGTTTTTAACTGATGGCTCTAAATATAAGCAGGAACTGGTGGAGGGCTTCTGGGTAACAGAACGTCTCCCAGATCCGACACCTGAGGAAATTCGCGAACGAAAAGAGCAGGAGGTCCGTTCTAAGCGCGATTACTTGATCGCTGAAACAGACTTTTTGGTTTCCGGAGATTATCCGATCTCCGACGCTGATCTCGCCAAAATCAAAGAGTACCGTCAGGCGCTGAGGGACGTGCCTTCCCAGGAAGGTTTCCCGGACAATGTAGTTTGGCCCGAAATGCCTGCGTACAAAGTTCTGCGTGCGTAGGAGTTGACCTATGTGGAATCAACTATTAGAAAAATTAGGCAGTCTCGATCCTGGAGTGCTTAAAAATGCGGCATTGATGATCGCAGGAGGATTTACCGGTTTGGTCAGCACCCTCATGGGTGAGCATAAGGTGCTTTTTTACTGGCTTTTTGCTTTTGTCGTGGCTGATTATTTGACCGGCATGATCGCCGCGGCCAGGACGGGAACCTGGTCGAGCCGCGTAGGCCTGAAAGGTCTGATTCGGAAATTCGTGATTTTGCTCGTCGCTATCGGCTCCCATGGGATAGATCAAATTTTACAGGAGCCTTGGATCGGCGCATGGGCCATCGGTGCTCTTTCGCTTAACGAGTTGATTTCGATTCTTGAAAACGTTGAAAAGGCCGGATTCGGATCGATTATTCCTCAACGAATCCGAGACATGCTCGAGCTCGTTAAAGAGAAGCACGAAAGCCAAATCAAATCGAAACTGCCAATGGGAGCGAAAA